CTGAATAATACCTTCTATTTCTCTTCGATACTCGGCTTCCCCGTCTATACCTATACGCTATCGAGGCCCGATGTCTCGTGCCATTGAACCACCCCCTTTATTCTTTTGCCATTTCGCATTGGTTATGTTATAATAATTTATAGCGAGGTGATATTATGATCGATATAACAAATCAACGTTTCGGCAAGCTTGTTGTTGTTTCCAAACACCATCAAGACAAACGCCAAGAGTGGTTTTGGGAATGTAAGTGCGATTGTGGAAACACGAAAATTGTATCTGGCTATAAACTGAGATCTGGAAATACAAAAAGCTGTGGCTGTCTCCAAAAAGAAGTCAGGAATGCCGGTCTTCATAAATCGCACGGGATGTCAGACACTCGTCTTTACACAACATGGCTAAACATGAAACATAGGTGCTATTACAAAAAAAACGCTATGTATTACGCTTATGGGGCAAAAGGCATCCGTGTGTGTAATGATTGGTTTGATTTCGAAAATTTTGCAGAATGGGCATTATCTCACGGTTACGCAGACGATCTTACAATCGAGCGAATTGACTACACAAAAGACTATTGCCCGGAAAACTGTAAATGGATCCCGATGACCGACCAATACCTAAACCGTTCTGATTCTCATCTTGTCACAGCATTTGGTAAAACACAGACGATAAAAGAATGGTCTGCTGAAACGGGTATCAAATATGATACCATTGAAAGGCGATTAAACGCTTACGGTTGGTCTGCTGAAGAAGCAGTTTCAGTTAAACCACACAAAAAGCGTTGATCACCTCAACTTCATTGCTTCGTCAAATGACAGCTTATTTTTCGGTTCTGCACCGTTGAAAATGGCATAACAGGAGATCATGTCAGCCATTTCGCCGTAGCGTGTGGCAATGATCTCCTGCTTTGTCATGTGTAGCATCCTGCCGTAAAAGAGAAACCACGACAAGTTAAGGTTTATGCCTTTTCTTGCCGATTTTCCTCTTTTTTTGGCGGTGCTACCTCAACGGTTGTTTTTGTGTCTCCACGAAATGAAGCAAGTGCGGCAGATTGGACTTCTTTGAAGACATCGCTCGGAAGTGCTTTCACCATCTCCGCTGTCAGCGGTTTGTGTGTGATCTCTTCTCCTGCGTAACGCCTTGCATCGTCAAAGCCTTTCGCCATTGCTTCAATGAACTTCGCTGTGAAGTCGATTGTCTTTGAAATACGACCTTCAAGCACTTCGCTCATGCGGTTCAGATCCCCGTCAGGGCAAAGGTCAGCAATTGCCGCCGATGCTCCTACGGTGAGCATGAACCCATATTCTTCTCCAAATATAACCATCTGCCGCTCCTATTCTCAGGTAATGCTGAAGAAGGACTTTATAGCTGCTTCAGCAAGTGCTTCTGTGGTTTTTGCTGTGCCAACGATCTTCCAATCGTGGTTGGACGTATCGTCACGCAGAATCGTTGCAGAGATCTCCTGTGTCTGCCATTCGATAGTTTCCGTCGCTGTCGAAGCATCTTCACCGGGAGTGACGAATCTGCATTTCGTCAGGACCGTTGGAACGTAGCTGACTACGCCATCTTCCATGTAACGGACAATAAACCCGACCCCGACATACGGGATCGTCAGGCTTTCACCGTAATGAATGAATCCGTCAGAATCTGCCGCAGGAATACCCATGATCAGCCGCTCGGCATCAATTTTCAGACCGTCAACCGTAAATGTTGCCGTGCCACTCGTAAAGATACCGGGTGCGGATTCTGCGGAAATGTTATCTGCGTAGAAAATATTATCGTCTTCAGCTTCAGCTTCAATCGAAACACTCACGCCACGAGCCAACTTCTGACCAGAAGAATAGGTCACAGTTGTTGCCGATGCGGAGTAAAGTGCAACGTAAGGAAGCGAAAAGCCGGTTCTGATTCTTCCTGCCGCCATTTATTAACCCTCCATGATTTCTTCTATTTTCTTATCAAGAGCCTTTGACATTTCGTCTATTGCCTTCTGTCTCACGCTCTTGACAGCGTTTGAAATAAAATGTGTTGCTTTTTGACCTCTGCTCGTTCCGCTTTCCAGAGCATTCGCTTTCAACGGATTCGGATGACCTTTGCTGTCATATCCAGAAAACATCAGCAAAGTGTTCACATAGCCATCGTCATTCCGCATTGGCGTAAGCGTTAACGATTTCAGAAGATCGCCCGTGTCCTGATGCTGTTCAGCGTTTCGTCTGACCGCATCAGCGACAATACCGGCTCCCGGATAAACCGCATACTTCAAAACGCTGACAGCGTTATTGCCGCCGATCTTCTCCAAAGATGCGGTATATTTCTCGATACCTTCAAACTTGAATTTAGCCATAGACACCGCACCACCACTCATAGTGAATGTATCCTGTGTCGTTCTCATACTGAATTGTGTTGAGATACCACGGAATGTTCAGATTGTTCAGAGCCGTTTCTATCAGCGTTCTGGGTGTGCTTGTATCGTCACGAGTGAAGTAGTTAATATAAACCTCTGTCCCCCGTTCAACGTGCTTACCGTCCGCTGTGAGGTCATCTCCGCTGTTCTCTGAATATGTTCCGTAATCGCCGTCAGGTGCTTTGCTCCATGCGTGATGTGCAAATGCATACCCTGTGCCGGTCAGGGCAGTTACAAGATCTTCAAGCATCTGCGGTCACCTCACCAACGGTCAGTTCAACGGCATGATTCTTCACATAGCTTCGGATCACCCGATACCGCTTGCCGTTGTACTCCAGAATCTTTTCGCCGTTGTAATCTGCATATTCAGACAACACGAGCGTGTAAAGCGGTTCAAGACCGTTTTCCCTTGCTCTGTAAAACTCACTCCGTGTGACGGAATTAACTCGGCAGTAACACATTGTCCTTGTTTCTGTCGATCCGTCAAAAACACCGTGTGCAACAGGATTCTCAGATATGAGATAAATCACATCATCACAGATCATCTCATTTTCCTCGAAAAGATCCTGTTGTTCAGGGCATACCGAAGCATCCTCGGCATACCGGCACCCGTGT